AAGATGTAGACACATCTGAAGAATCTGTGTCTGTAGAAGAAACAGCAAAACAAAAAAAGATACGTTTAAAACACAGAGGAGATATTAAATAATGGCTGGATTAAGTGCATCAGGATTAATAACTCAAATAAGAAGTTATACAGAAACAGATTCTAATGTTTTAACAGATGCTGTTTGTGAAAATATTATATTAAATGCACAGTATAGAATATTTAGAGATGTACCTATTGATGCAGATAGAAAACAACAAACAGGTAATTTAGTTACTGGACAAGAAACAATAAATGCTCCAGCAGGAGCAGTATTTATAAGAGGAATACAAGTATATGATTCAACATCAGCTTCAACTGGTCCTAATATTTGGTTAGAGAAAAAAGATGTAACATATTTACAAGAGTATATTTCATCAACAGCTTCTGGTAAAAGAGGTCAGCCAAAATATTATGCTATGTTTGGTGGAGCTACAGGTGAGTCAGACACTACATCTGGAAGAATGTATTTTGCTCCAGTTCCCGATACCACATATAAATTTAGAGTTCATTACAATGCAGCCCCTGCATTATTAGAAAATAATGATACTAATTATATTAGTTTAAACTTTCCAAATGGGCTATTATATTGCTGTCTATCAGAAGCATATGGCTTTTTAAAAGGCCCAATAGATATGTTGACACTATATGAAAATAAGTATAAACAAGAGGTACAGAAGTTTGCTAATGAGCAAGTTGGTAGAAGACGAAGAGATGACTATACTGATGGCGCAATTCGTATACCAGTAACCTCAGCAAACCCTTAGGAGATAAATTATGGCAATAACATCAGCAATTTGTACAAGTTTCAAACAAGAAATTTTAGTTGGTACACATAACTTTACAGCTACAAGTGGAAATACTTTTAAAATAGCTTTATTTACAAGTGATGCATCTTTAGGTGCAGGCACGACTGCTTATTCAACTTCAAACGAAATTACAAACTCATCTGGAACTGCATACACTGCAGGTGGAGCAACTCTTACAAGTGTAACTCCAACAACTTCTGGAACAACTGCAATTTGTGACTTTGCAGATGTTAGTTATACTTCTGCATCTTTTACAGCTAATGGTGCATTAATTTATAATGACACACAATCTGACAAAGCTGTTGCTGTTATCGCTTTTGGTGGTGACAAAACAGTTTCTTCTGGAACTTTTACAATTCAATTTCCAACAGCAGACGCATCTAACGCAATAATACGTATAGCATAAGGAGGTCCTCCTTATGGCAAACACTTGGAATCAATCAGGCACAACCTGGAACACAGGTCGTTGGGGTACAACTGAAGCCATAACTAGTGGTTGGGGTGCTGATGCTTGGAATACCGGTGGTTCATGGGGACAAGCTACTGATGAGTTAGTTTCTGTAACAGGAGTATCGGCAATCGTATCTGTTGGAGATGTAGTTTCAGGAGCTAATCAAGGTTGGGGTAGAGCTAGTTGGGGTGAAGAACCTTATGGAGAAAGTGATAATCCAGTTGTTACATTAACAGGTTTTGGCCTTACAACTTCTTTAGGTACTACAGAATCATTTAATGAAACAGGTTGGGGAAGACTAACTTGGAACCAAGCAGATTGGGGAGAAGGCGCAGATGAAACTGTATCTTTAACAGGTATTGAAGCAACAGCTTCAGTAGGTTCTATAACTCCAGTATTTACATATTTATTAGAGATGATTGGTTCTAATCACTCTATGACAACTAGCCTTGGTAGTTTACAAGTTGATGGTGAAATAGGTGTACCGTTAACAGGAGTATCAGCAACTTTTGCTACACCAACTATGTCTTATGTTGGAACTTTAGTTGGTTGGGGTAGAGATGCATGGGGAGATAATTCTTGGGGTGAATCTCCTAATCAAGTTATTCCTTTAGTTGGCAGAGAAGCAACGGCAAGTGTAGGATCTCCTACATTAGAGTTTGCGTATGAATTATCAGGTCAAGAAGCAACAACAAATGTTGGTAGTGTAAGTTTTGTAATTAGTCCAACTATAAGTTTAACTGGTCAGTCAGCGACAGTAAGTGTAGGAAGTTTAGGATTAGCTTTTGGTGTTAGCACTGAACCATTAACGGGCATAGCAGCAACATCTAGTTTAGGAACTTTAGGATTGGAATTTGGTCCAAGTGCCATTACTGGTGTTTCTGCAACAATTAGTGTTGGAGAGTTAACTACAGGAGCTATAGAACTACTTAATCTAACTGGCGTATCTTCCACTGCTTCTGTTGGATCTATAACGCCTGCTGATGTTGTTGGTTTAACAGGGGTATCAGCAACTGTTTCTGTAGGGACAATAACACCAGCTGAAAATGTTCAAGGATTGACAACAACTCAAATTACTGCAAGTATAGGAATATTAGGAATACAGTCTTACGCGAACATTGACACTGGTTCAAATACAAGCTATAGTGATGTATCAACAGGCTCAAATAATACGTATTCTGATGTTGCAACAGGATCAAATACAAGTTATAGTGACGTCGCATAGGAGATAAAAAATTATGGCATCAACATATACACCGCTAGGTATAGAACTTCAAGCAACTGGTGAAAATGCCGGTACATGGGGAACAAAAACAAATACTAATTTACAAATTATAGAACAAATTTCAGGTGGATTTTCTGCACAATCAATAGCAGGTGGAGCACAAACTACAGCGTTATCAGTTTCTGATGGATCAACTGGAGCAGTTATGTCTCACAGAATGATTGAGTTTACAGGTACTATTACTGGAAACCAAATAGTAACTATTCCTTTAGATGCACAAAATTTTTATTTTTTAAGAAATTCAACATCAGGTTCATATACAGTACAATTTAAATATGCATCAGGAAGTGGTGATAGTTTTACTTTCACAGCTACAGATAAAGGTGATCAACTAGTATTTGCTACAGGAAATGATGGTACTAATCCAGATATATATACTTTAGGTTTTGGTGCTGGTGATGTAACTTTAACTGGAACAGAAACTTTAACAAATAAAACTTTAACTTCACCTAAAATTGGAACTTCAATTTTAGATACAAATGGAAATCAATTAGCTTTACTTACAGCTACAAGTTCTGCTGTAAATGAATTTACAATTGCAAATGCTGCAACAGGTGCAGGACCAACTCTTTCTTCTACAGGTGATGATTCAAATATTGATATTAACATTACACCAAAAGGAACTGGAGATGTAGTTCTTGCAGGTGATACTGTAAAAGTTGGAGATTCTGGAGCAGCTGCTGTATTAACTTCTAATGGTGCTGGAACTTTAACAGTTACAACTGGTGGAGCTTCAGACTTAGTTTTAAGCACAAACTCTGGAACAAATTCAGGTACAGTTACAATAACTGATGCCGCTAATGGAGACATAACTATTGCACCAAATGGTACAGGTGTTGCTAAAGCAGTAGATGCTGGCGATAATACAGGTGCTATTAAAATTGCAGGTAAAGAAACTATGTGGGTACCTGCTTCAGCTATGTATGGAGCAACTACTAATGGTGCAGATGCACAACAAGTAGAAACAACAGCAACAAGACCAGATTTAAAAGTTTTAGATTTTGACAAAGACACAGATGAGTTTGCTCAATTTTCAGTAGCATTTCCAAAATCTTGGAATGAAGGAACAGTAACTTATCAAGTGTATTGGTCACCTGGAAGCACTAATACTGGAGATTGTATTTTTGGATTACAAGGAGTTGCGTGTGCAGATAATGATACAATTGATGTGGCTTATGGAACTGCAGTAAATGTTACAGATGCAGGAATAGGAACAGTTGAAGATCAACAAATTTCTTCAGAGAGTGGTGCTGTCACTATAGCAGGATCTCCTGCAGCAGGTGAAATAACTTATTTTCAATTATTTAGAGATGCAAACGCTGGGGGAGATACTTTTACTGCTGATGCGAGAGTTATCGGAGTTAGAATATTCTTTACTACGGATGCTGCTAACGACGCATAAGGAAGTAAAATATGAGAGAATTAAAAAATAAACTTACTACCGGTAAGAACACAAAAAATATTCAACAAAGAAAAGCTAAATCATTTGGTTATCAAGTCTTAGGATTTGGAGCTGGTGGTGGTGGAGCTTCTTTTATTTGTGCTACAGGTGGAACAATTTCTACTGATGGAGATTATAAAATTCACACATTTTCAAGTCCAGGAACTTTTTGTGTTGCTAAAGTTGCAGCTTGTGCAGCAGAAAATGTAGTTTCATATGTGGTTGTCGCGGGAGGAGCAGGCGGAGGCCGTGGCGGCGGCGGCGGTGCGGGCGGATTTAGAGAATTTAAAAATTCTTGTGACGGTTATACTGCAAGTCCATTAAACGGTAATCCAGGTGGTACTTCTGTTACAGTTTGTGCACAAGGTTATCCAATAACTATAGGAGCTGGCGGTACAGCTAGTGCACCAAATAGTTCTCTTGGACCTAATGGCGCTAATTCAGTTTTTTCAACAATTACATCAGCCGGAGGCGGTGGCGGCGGATCCGGGCCATCTGCTAATAATGCTGCTAATGGTGGATCTGGTGGCGGAGGCGGAACCGCAAATGGCGGTGGAGGATCAGGAAATACTCCTCCAGTTAGTCCCCCTCAAGGAAATAATGGATCACCAGGAAGACCATGTAATGGTTATGGAGGTGGCGGAGGAGCTACTAACTCACCTCAAGCAGCTAACAACCAACCAGGACCAAGTGCTGCAGGAGGATTCGGTGGAGATGGAGCATCTACAGGAATTAATCCAAGCACATGTGTCGGAACAGATGGACCAACTCCAGGAAGATGGTTTGCTGGAGGAGGACAAGGTGCACCTGCTAATACACCAACTGCGCGAGGCGGACGTGGTGGCGGAGGATGGTGGGAACCTTTAGGTACACCAAGATGTTCAGTAGATACTGACCATAGAAATGGTAAAGCAAACACTGGAGGCGGAGCCGGAGCTGAATATGCTGGTGGATCTGGAATTGTAATCATAAGGTATAAATCAGCGTAATGGCACATTTTGCAAAAATATCAGAAGAGAATGAAGTTTTAACTGTCTTAGTTGTAGACGATAGAGAACTATTAGACGGAGGAGTTGAAACTGAATCTGTTGGTCAAGGTTATTTAGAAAAACATAATAATTGGCCTGCACATTTATGGATTCAAACTTCTTACAACACATATGAAAATACACACAAATTAGGTGGCACTCCTTTTAGAGGAAACTACGCAGGAATAGGAGATACTTGGGATTCAGAAAATCAAATTTTTTGGAGACCACAACCTTTTCCTTCATGGGTAAAAGATATATCAAATGCAAGATGGACTTCACCAATAGGCGATGCACCCGCATTAACAGCCGAGCAACAATCACAAAATGATGCTTACACTCACCGATGGGATTATGCTTGGAATGAACTAGGCCAATCTTGGGACTTAACAAACGAAATTGCATACTTGACAGATTAAATCGCATAATTTATATCTATATTTAATAAAAACACATGCAGAAGAAAGTATTAACTGAACAAGCGTTATATTTTGGTGAAGTTAAAATGCCAAAACATTGGGAGATAGATAGAACTTATTTATCTAATCAAATTTTATATTCTAATCTAACCAATGATGAATTTTTATTTTCTACAACTTGGGATAAACTAAACAAATATATTATAGAACACGTTAATCTTAAATATAAAATAAGATTATTAAATAAAAAAACTTGGGGAGATATTTATAAACCTTTGGATAAAAAAACTTATTTATCTGAAGCTAACCCTTTTGATTTAAAAAACGCTCCTGATTTTGTATTACTATATGGAGTTAATGTGGAAGATTGTAACATTGAAATTTTTTATGATGATAACAGAAGAAAAGGTCAGTCACATATAATAC